TATATATTTATCAAAAATCCCGACATAAATCAGATAAGAGAGCTGATAGAAGATGAAATTTTCAATGTGGAAGAGGTAGTAGAAGTGAATGATGTAACGGTCAGCATTGATAAATTAAGCAGGAAAGCAGTTATATCTTATGAGGCGGTTACGGACCAAGAAACTTACAGAGAGGAGGTTGCCATCTATGGCTGAGTATGGAGTTACTGAAAAAGGTTTTGTGATAAAACGACTTGATGTGATTTTGGATGAAATTCACTCTGATTTAACGGAGAAGTTCAAATTCAATACAAGACAAGATCCCCAGTCATTTTTGAATATTCTGGTTACGACATTCGGCGGAAAAATATCGGAGCTGTGGGAGGTTGCACAAAACAGTTATTATGCAAAATATCCGTCAACAGCTGAGGGAGCAAGCCTTGATTACGCTGTTCAGTATGGCGGAATAAAAAGAGAAAAGAACAGTTACAGTTATTATAAACTGCATTGCAAAGGAGAGGACGGAACAACAGTCAGACAGGGAGCGGTTGTGGCTACTAACACAGCTCCTCAGATGAAATTGAATGCAGTAAGTGAGTTTGAGATAACCAGAGATAGATTTAATTGTGCAGAGGTAAGAGTAGCAGCTGCAAGCAAAGGCTCTCTCTATTCTGTGTCGGTAAATGGTGTACAGTACAGCTACACAAGTACCAGTGATGATGCTCTTGAAATTCTGAAAGGACTTGCTGCAGTTACTAAGCCGGAGGGATATGTAGTTTCAGTGGATGAAGAAAACTTGACGCTTTCCGTCGTGGATGAAACAGTGTCGAGAGTTGGTATATTGGTTCTGTCCGACAATCTAACTACTGCGAGTGTGACTGTGATAGCGGATTTTGCTACAAATGAATACGGAAAGTTTATTTTCCCGGATGGTACCATAGATGTAATCATAACCAATATTGCAGGCTTTGAAAGTGTAAATAATTTGATACCACCTACATATGGCAGATTGCAGGAAACGGATGTTGAGTTAAGACATTCGTATTTGGCGAAGTCAGCAATTCGCTCCACAAGAATGATAGACAGTATTTGCTCACAGCTGATAAACAATGTTGCGAATGTAGAGAGTGCAACTGGTTATGAGAATGAAACAGATGATACGGATTCGGAAGGAAGACCGCCGCATAGTGTAGAAATCATTGTGGATGGTGGTGAAGCCTCGGAAATTGCCGCCATTATTCTCGATAAAAAAGCTGCCGGTATTCAGACTTTTGGAGATATAGAAGTAGAGGTTGCCACGAAGTATGGTGATGCGGTTCCTGTTAGATTTAATCGTCCGGAATATGTTTACACATGGCTTAAAGTTACTTTGGATGCAGATTCGTCTTATCTTCCAACAAATTATGCAAATCTTACGATAGATTCTATTCTAAGTAAGGCGGCCGAGTTAAAGGCAGGAGACGCATTACTGTCACAGACCTTTAATGACGGTATTTACGATACTGTTGGCGGTGTTACATACATTGATATCAAATGTGCGACGACAGGTGATAAGGATTATATTCCGACTGAAAGCGAATATGCAAAGGTAAATGTATCTGTAACTAGCAGACAGAAAATTGTCGTGACAGATACGAGAATTGAGGTGGTGTATAGTGGACATTCTTAATGCTTGGCTTGATGATTTACCACAGCAGTTCCAAGGGAAAGAACTCATAGAGGGCTTAATTTCGGCATTTGCAAAGCAGCTTGAGGAAATACAAGGGGTATTCAAAGAACTCGACCTACAGACAGATTTAGAGAGTGCTGTGGGTAAAAATCTTGATATGGTTGGAGATATTGTGACGCTCACAAGAAAAGAAGCTGGTGTTTTGGCAGGGATTGATGTTGAAGACCCTGTTATCAGTGATGAACGATACCGACAGTTCCTCAAGTATCAGATGTTAGTAAACACAAATGAGTGTACTTACAATGACTTGATGGATGGTTTGGCTCTATTGTGGGATGTTTCTCCGATTTATTACAAAGAGGATCCTGCACTTCCGGCGGTAATTATATTGACAATGCCTTTCCTCACACCCGGAGGGAAAGTGGTTACACTTGGCGAGGTTCCAATGGTAAAATCGGCAGGAGTTAGGATAGAATTTCAGTATTATATCAAAGTAATTGTCGAGATTGCTTTGAATTACTGGCTCTACTCCTATGATGTTCCGAGGTGCAATACACTTGTTTGTGGCACATATCCAAGAAGGGCGACTGTTGGAAGTATTATGGAAATCCGCTGTGAAAATGATGTTAATGCCATTATAGCTGCATTTGAAAGCAGTCCTACCGGAACTATCCGTATTGGTGGCAAGGCATACAATGCAACTCTCGGTGATGTTATTTCGGAGGATATTGAAATTGAAATCAATAGCAATCTGCAGATTGTTGATATTCTGAAAGCAGGTGTCAGCGTTGCGGGTGTGAATCCGGAAAAAGCTGTACAGGGAATGGTTATTCCGAAAGATATTCTTGTGGATGGAAAACTTTATACAGAGAAATACAAACTGCCAGCAACCGGCCGCCAGACAACAGGCGGAGGCGAGCTGGCAGATGCTTTATCTGTGGGTGTTCAACTGGAGACAAATGCTGAAGCATTGTTATCGGTGGGTACCGCAACACAGATAGCCGCTTCTCCGAATGAGAAATGCGGAAATGAATCAAAAATAGTTTCTGTTTCGGATAATGAAATGGAAAGCAGTGTCAATGTCTATATAGCAACTGCGAAAGTGCGAAGGTGCGGAACGGTTGCTTGTGGAAATAAAGAATAGGAGGTAGCAGAATGGCATTTTGGAAAACAGACTTTCTGAACAAACGCAGAAAACAGTGGATGGAGGCTATTCATAAGTTTCAGTATCAGGTAAATGGAACTTGGTATGATGCCAAAATTAACAGCAAGACAATCACGGGGAACATGGTTGTATTTGTCGTAAGTCTGCCAACTGTTCCCAAGACAGCCCATACGATTACCGGATTGCGACTTTGGGATGTAACCGGTGTAGTATGTGCCGAACAGGCGGTAACTGTCAAACGCACCGCATCACAAGGTGTGTTGGCAAAATTCGAGTTCCCAATTTACGAGAAAGGAGATGAATAGGGATGGAATATGTAACACCAGATTACCTTGAAGGTAATAAGACCGGCCAGTATCAGCCGGAAACATGGCTTGATGAAGTTGTGGATGTAACAGACCCTAAAAAGGTTATCCAGGAAGGCACTCCGATGGATGCCGAGCATTTTAATCACATGGAGCAGGGAATTCACAACAATTCTCTTATGCTTGCAATCCTTTTGGAGAATGTGAAGCAGAATAAGCAGGCTGTTTCAGCTGTCGAAGGTGAGCTGATAGAAGTTACACTCACGAACAGCAAGGGCTTTTACTTTAACAACTCTGCCAGAACTATTGCATTGAGTAAGATTCGCAATAATTTGGATTACAGAGTGTTTGTAGAAGTACAGGGAAATGTCACAAATGTTGGTGATGTTGTGGTGTATGACAAGCAGCTGAATGGTTTCAAGATTGCATATACCGGAAGTGCTGAGAGTGTATCGCTCAAATGCTATGTACAGGGAGGTGTATCATAATGGCAAATGTAATTATCCATAATGACGACAGAAGAAAGCAGACCAATCAGACATTGAGAGATTATGGGATTGACCCATCGAGAGCAACTAAGGCACAGAGGGATATGGCAGACTGTATTGCCTGCAAGTCCAGTGAAGCAATTAAAGATTTGAGAAGGAGGTAAACAGCATGAATGTTGTTGAAGTAAATGTAGGTAAGAAAATCGAGTATAGCACCTACAAGAATAAAATTACTTTTGAAGATGAACTCACATTAAACTGTGAAAAGAGAGAGCAGGACTTTGATGTCTGCATTGATATTTGTATCGATAAGGATGGAATGCTCACTTTAGGAACGCTTGGAGAAAAGTATGCGGCACAGGTGGAAATTCCTGCAAGACAGTATACGGAAACAGAAGTTGCTAATCCAGATTACGATCTGGAAGACGAGCAGAGCAGAGAAACTATTGTAGAGAGAACACCGGTGCCTTTCAGCATGGCAAATGTTACTCTTAAATTATTTGCAATCGAATAAGGAGGATTTGAATAATGGGAAATTATGATCAGATGGCAGCTGCGGTAAGCGAGCTGTCCGGCGGAAAGAATGTTGTGTTGCTTGATGATATCGGAATGCCTTCGATTTATGTTAGAATTCCGAAAGGAAAAAATTCAGAGTTAGTAACAGGGCTGACCGAGAATACACATTTGGCATTTAATGTAGATAGTGTCGAAAAGACCGCTTTCTACTACTCTAAGTATCAGAATATTATCGAGAACGGAAGAGCATATTCTTTGGCTCATCGTGACCCGAAGACTTCTGTTACTTTTGATGCTGCAAGAAAGGCTTGTGAAGCAAAGGGAGCTGGTTTCCATCTTTCTACATTGGCTGAGTGGTCTTATCTTGCATTGTGGAGCAGAAAGAACGGAACAATGCCAAGAGGAAACAATAACTACGGCAGAGATGTTTCTTACACCCATGAGAAGGGCGAGGAATCTGCGAAAGATATCGGAAAAACAGGAAGAATTTTTACGGGGTCTGGTCCTGTTACATGGAATCACAATCATCAGGCTGACGGTATCTGCGATATGAACGGTAATGTATGGGAATGGAATGCCGGTATGAGACTTGTTGATGGAGAAATTCAGATTATCCCGTACAACAATGCTGCATTAGGTTCAGAATGTGATATGAGTGCCACATCTACACTTTGGAAAGCGATTGCTGCGGATGGTTCTTTGGTTGAGCCGGGAACAGCAGGCACATTGAAGTGGGATTGGGTATCTGGTCAGATTCAGCTCACATCAGGAAAGCCGGCATATACTACAGATGCAGGTGTTGGTGCGCAGTATCAGAATATGACACTTGCTTCTGGCTTGACTGCTCCGGAAATTGCTAAGATGCTTTTGTTATATCCGGACGAACCAGGCGGAGATTATGGCGGAGATTGGCATTATTTCAATCCTGTCGGCGAGCGTTTGCCGTTTTGTGGGGGCCACTGGGGCGGTGGTGCCAATGCCGGCGCCTTCTATGTCGCTCTGTCCCGTCCCCGCTCGCTTTCGGACTGGGACTTCGGCTTTCGCTCCGCTTTTGTTGATCTGTAATCTGTTACACTGTGTTCTGCTAGAGGCTACGATAGTAGCCTCTATGTATTTTTTTACACTTGCTATAACGGAATACGATATTTTATAACAAACAAAATCAGAAAGTAACAGAATGTGGTATTATGGAACAAAATGAGGTATAGAGGGAGCATATGGAGGAATTAAAAATTTTGCAAAAGACCTTTGATATGATGAAATATGCTTATCCTGCACTGGCACAGTACCCCAAGGGAGAGAAATTTGCTCTTGTCGTGGATATAAAACGGTGCATGGATACAATGCTTGAAAGAATTATCGAGGCGAATAAAAAATACTATAAAAAGACCACTTTGCAGGAGTTAGATGTTGAAGTGGAAAAATTGAGAGCATATATCAGATTATCATATACTTTAGGATTTTTGCCTCCGAAGTAATATGAAATATGGTCCGGTTTGGTGTCTGAGATTAGCAAGCTGGGTGGATTACACAGAAAGAAGTGGAGAACGTTGGTATTATTTGAAGATGGATGTGGAAAAGTTTTTCTACAGATTAGACCATGAGATATTGATGGGTATTATCCGGAAGAAAATCGGAGATGAGAATGCTGTCAGATTTTTGGAGCATTATATCTGTCACGCATCCAGAGCCTTCGGTCTTCCTCTCGGAATCAAATCTCCATTGGATATAGAGGATAAGGATATGTTGTGGGATGTTGGCATAGCAATAGGAGGCGGCCTGTCACATATGTATGGCAATATGTATCTGGACCCTATGGATCAGTTGGCAAAGCGTTCGGAAGGAATTCGATATTACATACGCTATATGGATGATGTGGTTATATTGTCTACTGACAAAGAGGAACTACACCGATACAAAAACAGGTTTTCGGAATTTCTCGAAGGAGAACTTCGATTGCGACTGAACAGTAAGACAGCCATTCGCCCTGTTTCACATGGGATAGAATTTGTTCTTACTCATAATCCGAAGGAGGTAATATTAGATAATGGATGAAGAAAGCATATTGGAATTGCTCGACATCTATCAGGATATGGTTGAAAAACAGGATGAAATCATTTATCGGCTCGGCAAAATCGTAGCCAGACAGGCTACGGACCTACAACTCTTGAAAAACGATAGAGAGTTTTCAGATGAAAAGCTGGAACAGGATATAGCCATAGCGGATGAAGTTGATTGAGCAATATAATGATATGAAAAGCGAATTAGAGCCGTAAGGCTCTTTTTTAATGCAGTTTTTTGAGAGGAGGTGAGTAGGATGGAAGATTTCTGGAGCAGACATGAACAGGAGCAGTACGCAAAGCGAATGGAAGACGAGCATGATCGTCAGAACCACAGACTTGCAGAGCTGGAAAGAGCATTAGAGCAGAATAACAAGCTGCTTGTATCTGTAGAAAAATTAGCTCTGAATATGGAGAATATGCAGAAAGAGCAGAAAGAACAGGGAGAACGCTTGGAGAAACTGGAAGGCAGAGACGGAGAGATGTGGCGTAAGGTTGTTGGATATGTTGTTACTGCTGTAATTGGTATTGTTGTAGGATTTATTTTTACACAGATTGGAATGTAGGAGGCGAAGGCGGTATGAAAATACGCATTAGGAAACCTCATCCCATTAAGAAACTGAAAGAAATTTTTAGTAAAATAGGCACCCTTAATCTGATTTTGATTATAGTGGGTGCCTTTTTTGTATGGTTCAACTTTCAGATGTTGGATATTTATCGGCAATATGCAGCTATTCCAGAAACTTATGCGTGTGCGGTTATAGCCGCCACAATCGGAGAGTGTGGCATTTGCGGGTGGATAAGAACCAACAAGGACAGAAAGCGAGAACGCAAATGGGAAAAGGAAGACCAAAAAGAAAACAAAATAAGCGAAAGCGAGGATAAGAACTATGAATGAAATCATTTTTGAAGTTGTGAAAATCTTTGTGATGGTGGCAGTGCTTGTGATTACAAGATATTCGGTGCCATGGATTAAACAGAAAATCGGAGCGGATAAGCTGGCTGAGATTGAGAACTGGGCAAAGCAGGCTGTCCTTATGGTTCAGCAGGTTTACAAGGACTGGGCCGGCGAGGACAAGAAAGCTTATGTAACGAAGTTTCTGAAAGAGTTATTGATGGCAAAGAATATCTCTATTTCTGATGAACAGTTGGATATTTTGATTGAAGCGGCTGTTAAGCAGATGAAGATCCAGGAGAAAGCTGCAGTTACTAACGAGACAGACAGAATAAATGAGTAAAAGGGCGCACAATAGCGCCTTTTTATATAAAAATTTTTATATCACGGAGGACGATAACATGAAGACAAGACAGGCAATCGTAGAGTTGGCACAGTCATGGCTCGGTAAGAATGAGGCGGACGGTAGCCATAGGGAGATTATCGACATTTACAACGCAAGAACACTAAGACCAAGAGGTTACAAAGTGACCTATACAGATGCTTGGTGTGCAACATTTGTTTCCGCACTGGCAATTAAGCTGGGATATACTGATATTATTCCGGTGGAATGCTCATGCTCAAAGCTGATTGAACTTGCAAAAGCAATGGGTATTTGGCAGGAAAAGGATAGTGTAACACCGCAGATGGGTGATTTAATCCTTTATGACTGGCAGGATAGCGGAAAAGGAGATAACACAGGCAATCCAGACCATGTCGGACTTGTGGAATCTATCGGAAGTAATAACACTTTTGATGTTATCGAGGGTAATTACTCAAATTCCGTAAAACGCAGAAATATTGCGATTAACGGAAAGAACATCAGAGGATTTATTTGTCCTAAGTATGACGCATTTATGAATACTGATAAGAAGCCTGCACAGCCAACAACTAAGAGTGTAACAGATGTTGCAAAGGAAGTTGTTGCGGGTAAATGGGGCAATGGTGCCGACAGAAAGAAAAAACTCGAAGCAGCCGGCTACAATTACGCACAGGTACAGGCGGCAGTAAATAAGCTCGTTAACGGAAGTAAGACACCAAGCAAGTCCGTAGAGGAAGTTGCGAAAGAAGTAATCCGCGGTAAGTGGGGAAATGGTGCTGACAGAAAGAAACGACTTGAAGCAGCCGGTTATAATTATGCACAGGTGCAGGCTGTTGTAAACAGACTTCTCTAAATTACACCCTATGCAGCATATCCTAATTTGATAGGTTCTATCAGATACCGCTATAAAATAACAAAAGACACGCAAAAGTGTCGAAAAATGATATTTTATAGCGGAAGGAGCGTAGACAGATGATTAGGATTTTACTATCTACTAAGCTCGGTGAAGTCAGATGGACACAAGCCGATCTGGCCAGAGCTACTGGTATTCGACCAAACACAATCAACGAACTGTACCACGAGTTAGTTGACAGAGTAAATCTGGAACACCTTGACCTCATTTGTGAGGCTCTTGGATGCGAACTCAGTGACTTGATTGTCCGGGTACCGGATGAATATCCAAAAGTAGTACATACCAAAACGGGTGCTCTGATTTCACCAGACAAGTAGTGCTGCAACACCTTGTCAAAAAAAGACATTCACACCGCAAATGTGAATGTCTTTTTTATATCATAAAAACTATCTGCATTCAATGGAATTAAGTTCCAAAGCGTCTTCTAAAAACTCTAAATCTAAGTCATTATCAATATATCCTTGTCGAATGGTCTGAACATATCGTGCCGACGGTATTCCGGGACGTCTTTGCTCATTCATTATGTAGACCATTGCCTTTTTCTTTTTCCCATCAATATTTACCATAACATCCTTTTTGTAATAATATACAGGGAATCCCTCGTATCTATCAAGTTGCTGTTCATCAGCTTCACTTATGCTCCAGACAAGAACCGGTACCGCTTTGCCAGAATGTCTTTTGATGGTTGCGTGTGAATTGGTCGGAGAGCCTCTAAAAAGCAACTCCCAATTGTTTAATACTCCTGTTCCATAAATCTTTGCGTCCGGGCACCTAAGAGCCATCTGGGATATGTTCAAATTACTTCCGTATGCTACATATAATCTACTCATTGATACTTCCTCCTTTTTCTCTACAATGCTTGAAATTTTGACACTTGGAATATGCTCTCCTATAAACAATCGACGTGCCATGGTCTTATTAGGAGCTTTCACAATAGTCTGAGCTGGCGATATTAGACCGCCGGTATAGGTGATTATATAATCTTTCATTTTTTCTCCAATCTCCCCGTTGTGCCGATAGGTCAGCTGATATGTTAAGCTGCTCTGCA